TAGTAGTGCTTCCTAGTAAATATACAGTAGTAGCTGATGTTAAAACACCTGCCTTAATTTTGAATTTATGTGTTGTGGTGTTTGTTACATCAAAAATATAAAAATTTGAAGCTGTTTGTGGTAATTGTGTAGCACCTGATTGCCAACCACCATTGGCATAAGCCCAACAAACATCAGAACTACTAGAAAAATTATCAGTAGTAACATTAAGAGCATATCTATTAAGAAACTGTCCTGCTGATTGTGAAGTGCCTGTTATGTGAATTAAATATACTCCTGTTTCAGGAAAAGTATATGCTCCAGAACTTTCTGATAGACCTGTACCAAAAGGAACACCATTACCTGTACTATCATTTCTCTCCCAATTAGCTGTCAATACTGCCATACCTCCCATTGTTGCATTAGCAGTTATTCTCCATTGATCTGCCTCTGTTATTCCACCTCCAACTGCAACCCAAGCAGATCCATCCCATATTTTTAGTACATCATCAGTTGTATCATAAAACTGAGTTCCCTCAACTTTATTTGTTAAAGCTGTATTAGCTGCACTTTCTGAGGCATAAATAAAAGCTACACTATCTTGAATATCTTGAAAAAGAGCCTCTGTTACTAGCTCTCCCTCTGCCCAATCTTTCCATGCTCCTGCTGCCATAATTCTATTTTACTCCTTAAAATCCTAGTCTAGTAGTTTCTCCAAGCTCTGAGTTACCTGTTAAACCTAATAACCAAACTCCTAACTCATTAGCAGGAGATGTATTAATAGTCCAAGTCCAAGTCTTGTTCTTAGCATCTATCTTATGTGCTACTCTTTGTATATTAACATCAGTTTCTAAAGTATCTGCATTAGGTAATGGAACTTTAACTGTATATCTATCAAATAACTCAGCTCCAAGAGCATGTGTCCATATTATAGTGTTAGATTTAGGAGAAAAGACCATTGAATCTACTCTAACTCCTACTTCTCCAAACTTATTTTCTAACTGAGTTGCTACAGATAAAGCATCTCCATCACTGACTTGAAGTTGTCCTGTTCTTTTTACTACTCTAGATCCATATTTAGTTATGGAAGCTGCATCAGATGCAATCTGTTCTGTTCCACCAACTCTTGTTATTCTCCAATCATTTCTAAGCAAAACATTATCAAAGTTAAGAGCAACATCATTATAAGGTATTTCTCCTACACCAACTCCAAATGTTCCTGCTGATGTTTGATTTAAGACTAAAGTTCTCCTGTTATTAAATTTAACATCTCCATCTTTAGCTATAAAGATTTCTCCACCCTCACTATTTGCTGTAAGTCTAAGAGCTGTTAGTGCATCATTATCATCTGTAACTGCTTGAACATCTAAAACACCTGTAGCAATATCTCTCTTACTAGAACTCCATCCAATATCATTAAGGATGTTTGTAATTCTTACTGAGCTTAACTCCTGAACTTCATTATCTGTATGTCTAGCAAGTTTGAATAAAGCAAAAGCATCTAATGCAGTAACTGTTGTGATACTTTGGTTACCAGAAGCCACAAACTGCTGTGGAAACTGCTCTATAAAGCCCTCAAAGAGCCTGTAAGTAGTTGAATCATAAATAGCAGAGATTCTTATAGGCTTATTAGGAATAACATTAGGAGAATAAGGAGATGAAGTATTTGTTGGATCAAATCTCCTATCTTGATTATCAAAGACTACAGTTGCAAATCCTGTTCCTATTTCACTTAATGCTTGTTGCCTACCTCTTTTAATATCTATCTTAAGAACATAAGCTGAAACATCTGTATAAGTATAAGAAGTATCATAAGGATTAGAAGCAAAGCCAATCTCTACAGTTAAATCAACATTAGAATCAAAAGCTACTGACATAATTTATTCCAGAACAAAGGTATTTCCTCTTTCTTGAATTTTTATATTCTCTCTTTGGATTACCTCTCCAATAGCATCAGTAAGATTTAAGTTAACATCTATAGTTCCTGTTTTTCCACCACCTACTCCACTAGGAACAGCAGAAAAATCAGTTACAGGTAGAGATGGAACTTCAGTAGTTGTTGGTTGTGTAAATGTACTTAATGGAGCTGTTTCTATTGCTCTAAATTTAGCAAATATTTCTGATTGACTTAATTTTTTATTAGCTTCTACTTGTTTATTGGTTAAGTCTATAGATTCTAGTAAAGATTTATTTCTTTTTTCTACTGCCAATTCTTGATTTTCTATTGCTGTTTGTAAATTTAATTCTGCAATAGTTAATATATTTCTAGCAGAAATTAATCTATCTGAATCTGTAGCTAATTCTAATTCTGCTTCTGCTAATTGTGCAGTAGCTAATCCTAATTCTAATGCAACATCTTTTCCTGCTTCTTGAGCTTTACTTAATAAAGCAATTTTTGTTTCTAATTCTGCTTTTCTAATTGCAGCTTCAGCATCTCTTACATTTTCATCTATTTGTAATTTATTGACTTCTTTTGCTGCTTTATTTCTTTGTTCTGTAGCTTTTGCAAGTCCTTTATTAGCATCAGATAATAAAGTAATGAGTTTTCTTCTATCTGTTTCTAATTGTATGTTGCTAACAATTAATTTATTTTGTTCAGTAAATAAAGGATTTAATTTTCTGTCTAGAGTATTAGCTACTTTAGAATATTGAGTTTCTTGTCTAAGTGCTGCTTGTCTTGATTTTTCTTGCTGTTTAGTTAAAAATGCTGTTTGTATAGCTGATAGGTTAGCTCTATCTATATATCTATCTTGTACTACTTGATTTGCTCTATAAACATCTGCCCATTCCTCTAATGTTTTTCTATTACCAACTAAAAAGAAACTAAGTAAAGAAGTTTCCTCTTTAAATTGTCTAAATCCTAATGTTATATCTGAAACCTGTTTAAAGAATCCTCCAAATCCCTGAATTAATGCAGGAGCTATTTCAAAAGCAAACTCTCTAAATATTGGAAGTAACTCTGTAGCAATAGGAATTAACTCTTGTCCTATTTCCTCTCTAAGTTGTCTAAGTTCTGCATTTAAAGCTCTAGATTGGTTAGCAAAAGAAGCTGCTGTCCTATCAAGATCTCCAATCTGTACTGCTGCTTTTTCTTGAATAAGAGTAAGAGTTGCTAATGCTTTTTCTTGTCTGTTCAAAGCATCTGCACTATCTTTTCCTGTTTGTTCAAAAGCCTTAGTTTGCACTTCAGCTTCTGTTATTGCTATACCATAAGTTTTAAGAGCTTCTCTTTCTCCAACTAAAGCTGATCTAAATGCTTGAAGTACAGGCTCTGCACCTGCTGAAATATTAGAAAAGGAAGCTACATCTGCTGCAATTTTTGTTAATTCAATAGATAAATCTGCTGAGGCTTCTTGTGTAAATCCTATACCCTGTGCAACTGCACCTAATGTTGCTTGAAGTTGTTGTGCTTCTCCTACAGTTAATCCTGCTTTATTAGCAAAATCCTCTAAAAATAATGTTGCTCTTTCAGCAGCAGTTCCAAAAGTAGTTTCAAAAGCTGCTCCTGCCTCCTCAGCACTAACTGCTGCATCTAATGCAGATTTAGAAAAATCTAATATAGATTTAGCTGCAAGAATTGATGCACCAACTATTGCACCTTTACCTAAACCAGACATACCTGCAGAAAATTCAGCATTTTTTTTAGTTGAATTTTTTACATCAGTATCTAATTGTTTAGTTGATTTAGATACTTTATCTAATCCCTCAGATGTTTTATTTGCTCCTGTGAGCTTTAGGAACATCTCTAATGTTGCTCTTGCCATTATCTCCTCAGTTTTGCTCTAGCATTAGCTTCTGTAATAGCTTTCTGCTCTTTTTTGTTTCTATCTATGTAGTATAACTTCCAAGACTCAAATTCTTGCATACTCATATTTTTTCTAAGAGCATCAACTGTCATGCCTAAATCTAAAGCTAGTCTAAATTCAAAAGCCAACTCTGTATTATTCTGGAAACTCAGAGGCTATTGAAGCCTGATCCTCCTTAGTCCAAGCCATACATCTATAGATACCTATTAGAACTTTATCTACTATTGATGGTGTAGCTTTACTGTAAAACTCCTCAACCTGATCTAAATCATCAAATTGTGGATCTTTTAACCCTTTGAGCAAAAGGTGTTTTTCAAAAAGAACTTCATCTCTAACACCATCTTTTTCAGATAGTTCATTGATTTCTACTGCATCTGCTTTAGTTAAGCCTGTAACTAGAACTGTTGCATCCCATTCAGGTATCTCAATTTCTTTCTCTGGTAGAGATGGAGCATTAGATATATCATCTAAGCTAAGTCTTTTCATTAATGCCTCCTGTTTTAACTACTTATATTCTAAGCAGTTGTTTCAGTTACATCTCCAGAAACTTGAAAAGCAGCAGTAAATGTTACAGCTCCTCCTACATCAGGAGTTCTGTCATAACTTGTCATTATGCATTCTCCTAAAGCCTTTGGATTTCCTCCTGTAGTTCCAATTGGATAGAACTCAAAAGATCCCTCAGCACCAAGTATTCCTGATAAGTAACCATCAACAG